GTAGGGGATAATAAAGTAATACAAAAAAGAAACTAAAGACTCAAACAAGCGTGATGGACTTAAATGAACACCTCGAAAGAGAAGGGCTAAGATACCCTCACAGAGAGATCCTGCACTCACAGACCTTGGAACATTTTTACAAGGTTGAAAACCTTTCTCTGGAGATTACTGCCACAAACCCTCCTCTCATAAAATTTTCACTAGACTGCACGAAGAGCAACAATCGCAAAAAGGTCGTGGGCATGCCCTTTCAGAATGGCAGATTAGAGATGGTTTGCACTTTTGAGCAGTTTGATTCTTTGAGACACAACCTTATTGTTATGTCCATTGCCAAGAGCCAGGATCAAGACGTAGGAGACATTCCATTATCCATCATAGAACAGAACAAATATGGTGATGATTTAACTCCAGATTTAATCAACAAGGAGGGGGACCACATTGTAGTCATCGAGGTGAAGACGACTTCTCTTGGTGAGTCTCATCTAACTGACATCGGCGACGCTGCCCGATTGAAATACCATCAGGCATTAAATGCCAGAGCAGGTGGCAACGTGTTAATTTTCTTCTACGACCTAGTGGTTTGTCGGAGTGCTGTTCTCACTGCATATAAAATTAGCGCAGGTACTGTGCACCACCTCCTTCAACTTTTCAGACTGGCAGAGATCGTGCAGGCAAAGGCAAGATCGCTAGGATGGAGGCCCAAAAGAGACGAGGGAACTGATCTCATAGAAGACTCATTATTACATGCAATAGATGAAGCCAACGATCTTTCAAAAATACCAGCTCAAGCCCCAGCGCCTAACATCTCCAGAGAAATGCTCTCCGCATGGAATGCAGACCCAGTGGACGTCAACACAGGTCACAAGTACAGAGTTGCTGCTTATCGAGCTGCTCTCGCTGCTAGACGTAAGAGGAAGAAACCTGTACTTCCACGGACCAGAAAGAAAGCCTTTAGGAAGAAGCTTTTAAACATCGGAGAGGAAACAAGACAAGAACTTATCCTGGAATCCATACGAACCAGCGTGCGCACTGGAAAACCCGTCATACCGGTGGAGCTCACTAAAGAGGATGTTGCAGTGCGCGACAGAGATGATCTGCCATCCCCTTTTATCTTGCCTCTTTTAATTCGAACTGCTCAACCCACTTTGTGTAGCATGACTGACATCACAAACACAATGTCTTCTGACCCATACCGTAATCTTTTTGCAAATGCTAAGCAATATGGTCTGACTCACCCTGAGAATTTCACTGAGATGGATCTGGACGAACTCCTCTCTAGAGCCAGGTCAGGCATTTTGACTGAGGACATACGCAAGAAGCGCAGAAGAAACTATCACAGGGTAAAACCAGCCATGACTGCTAAAGCGCAAAAGATTTTTAACATGCAGGGGGTTGAGGCGAAGAAGAACAAAGACCCAGTGGTCAGAGACAAAAAGAAAAACAAGAAAAAAGGCCTCCATCCTGACACCAACGTGGACGACATTGACGAATTTGTAAAAGGCGACCACAGTCTCCTGTGGGAAAACACACTCTTCTTCAGAGACCCGATCGAGAAAGCAGCTGGCAACTTGATTAAACAAGCTAGGTCTTTTGCAGAAACCAACCTCGATGTGGGAAAACCCTTTGTCGACTTGTTCATGAGGACTAACTTAGGACAATCTTTGAGCATCACTGATAGGATTGTGGAGGAGGTGAATGAGAGTATGACACAACCGTGCGGTAAGGGCGAATATGTCTTTAAACGAATCGACGACGAGGACATATGGATTATAGTGAAGTCCTCAGGTGCGACTAAAATTGTCTTCTTCACGATAGCGTTTCGGACTGGAGTTTACACAGCCCATGGTGCGCCGTTTCGTAAACCAGTCTACAAGGACGATCAAATTACAATCCTTGAATTCGTGTCATTAAATAGGCACAAAGTTAGCCACTTTGCCAACTCAGCAGAGATGGGCGCCATGCTCTTAGCAATGTGGTGCCAGCTGTTCGACCTCAATCCTGTGGTGTTCTTTAGCAAAACTACTTTGCACCACAAAGCAGTTCAGGATCACTTCGTTGCAAGCCTCTTGTTCTTTCTGGAGAGCAAAACACAAACCAGCACGCATTTACAGCTCATACGCTATGCATACATGGAATCTATCAAACTATTTCAGCCCATGGATCCGTTGAAGATAATTGATAAATTCGACTCTCACATTAGAAGCAGGTTGCTCCTTTGGGCCATTCACAGCATCTTTGACGCATTCGGAGCCATGCAAATGAATCCTCCAACTCCAAGGAAAACGGAGCTGACCATAAACCCATTGACAATCGGAGAAGAGGAGGTGAAGATGCTCAAGAAAGATCCTGATCACATGAGAAAGACTGTGTCTGCAGACCATTTTGCAGGCCTCATCTCATGGGTCACACAGAAAGAAATTCCTAGATTTGAAATCGCTTTGAATTGTTCTTACTTTGGCTCTTTGCACAACAAAGATGAAGCAGATGCTGTGCAAAGTTCGTTCAAAATGTTTGAGAAAATAATCAGTCAGGAGCTGCTCATGAGGGACGTGAACCCAAGATACATGGGTTTCGATGAGCCAGAGGACTTAAAGTTTAAACCTCATGAGTTTTCACAAAAATATGCCAGGTACACAGGATTTCTCACAAGGAAATATTTAGAAGACAAATATGGTGGACAGTACGAATCCGTGTTCATGCAGCGACTCATACAGAAAGCACAACAAGAAACGGCCGACACTTTAGCCACTTTGAAAGCCTCAGCAGTGTTCATTGACGACGAGACTTATCTGAGTCCAGAGACTGTGAACAAGAGACGAAAAGTACTTGAGGCAGTCATGGAATTGTTGAACGATGAGACCATCGGCAACAACCCACTCACAAACATAGACACTTTGTTGAACACTCTTGAGGCTCAAGGTGGCGTTCGTGCAAACCTGTTCAGAAAACCACAGGTCGGTGGCGTTCGAGAAATATTCGTCTTGGACATTCCCTCTCGTTTAAGCATACTGTTCCTAGAAACATGCTGCAGAATCATCTGTGAAGACCTTCCAATGGAAATGCTTACGAAGGGTGACATGAAAGTTGTTAAAACTGATGCGCATTTCAACAACGTTACTGCCCAGTTGAATTCCATCGGTGGTGGACACACCTTGACTGCAACAGACTCAAATGACATGACCAAATGGTGTCAAATGTTCGTCATGCCCATGTTTGCTGCTGTGTTGAAGCCGGTGCTCCCCGGCCCCATTTTCAACATTGCTGTTCGCATACTGAATTGCGCTACTAACAAGAAATTAGAGCTACCCAGAGAATTGCTCGAATCTTTTGTTCGCCTGCCAAACCAGATGAGTTTTCTTCCTACTATAAGGGAGCTGAAGAGACAATTCTTAGAGGAGGGGACAGGACTGCCTACTGACCACGACCTCATTGACAAAGGTTCAGCAAGATTAAAAAACAAATCGAACATGATGCAGGGCATTTTCCATTACCTCTCCAGCCTAGTGCATGCTGCCCAGATGATGGCCCAGAGGAAGAATGCCAAAGCACTCATGTCGCTTTTCAAGGACAAAGGCCTGATTGATCCAGAATGCCAGTTGGAGTTCACAGCGAAAGTTTCCTCTGATGACGCATCAATGATCAGAACCTTAATTTCACCTAAAGTAATGACCAGAGGCCATTACATCTTTTTGGATGTTCAAGGCCTAATGGTTGAGCATTCTTACCCTTTCGTCACCATCCGGCAGAGCTATGAGAAATCCACACCCAACACTTTTAGCGGTATCGAAGAGTTTAACTCCATCTGGCTGGTGAACAACACCTTAGAGATGCCGTTAATCAAATTTGTGTACGCTGCAAAAACTGTGAAGGTGATATCTCGCATGGATGCACGACAAATCAACATGGCAGACTTGAGGAAGCAGGTCTGCGAAAGCGGAGGCACAACTTCCCTTGCTGCTGTCATTCAACAATGCCACGCTCGAATTCACTACACTTTGCTAGGTGCCACCATTAACCATTTGTTCTCACATTATGCCAAAATCATTGAACAAGTTCCTCACCCTATGCTCGGATTCTTCATTTTTGAGCCAGACCCAGCTGTTGGCGTCTTTGGGTTTGACTTTGCTAAGTGCAATCTTATGCTGGCTTCACGCGCTGCAAGGAAAGCTGAACGTTATTTTATCACGACAGAAGGCATGGGCGTTGATGAAAATGGGGCAGCTAGCGTTTCGATCTCTTTGCACATCGGTGGTGCTGAGAAATACCGAGCCTTCGTGGAGAAATTAGACGTACCTGAGGGTTGGCAGGACATGATCACTGACCTGTCTATGCTGTATAGACCCACCAGGAACGCCAAAGAGGCAAGAATTAAGATGTGGAAGAAAGCTTTAACGCCTTCCAGTGCAGATTCCTTCTCTTTCCAGGCAGCATCCAAAATGTATGCAGCTGCTGTTTATCTCATAAACACAGACTGCCTAACCATCGTAAGGAAGGGTCACCTTAGGAAATATAAGACCAGCATGATTGCCTATGCAGAAGAGGTCAGAGACAAGATCAAAAACGGCCCAGACCTAGAGACAGGTTTCCTATACACGCTACACCCTAGCATGCAATGGTACGAGGCAGCTCTACAAATGATATGGAGTTTTAACGATTCGTACCTGATGAGGAATCCTTATCCTAAAGCAAAAAGGCTAATAAGGCTAAACGCACCCAAGAAAGCCATCAGAGCATCGGTGACTCTCGCAGAATGCGCAAAGATGGTATGGTTCAAGTACGAGCCACGATCGAGTCGCCATGAGGCCTGGGCGTCCTGGAGCATCTATCAGAAGCTGTACCCATGGTTGTTAGATGATCCCATAAAGTCTCTGGCTCACAGGTTGTGCCCTTTTGAAACGCAAGTGTCTCTTGCTGATTTTGTTGTGATGCAGACCCACTCAAATCGCACTTTTAGGGTACTAGGTCCTGTGAAGAGGAATTTACCACCCATGAGTACTCTAAACGCAATCATAGCAAGATGCTACATGAGCGGTTTTGTTCTGAAGAAGAAAATGACCAGACTAACTGACGGATATCTGCCCTATAGCAAATTAGTCGCCAAAGTAATTCTTGCGCAAAGAATGCCAGGTGATAGGGATGATAAGCGGTCCACCATCCTCAAGACCTTTTCAGACTACGGCAAGCTATTGCCAGAGGATGACACAGATGCGATTGAAGCTCTTCACCTGATGCCACGAGCAGAAGCCGGGTTGGCGATCATGCAAGAATTCTTGTCAACAACGACAGACAACACTGAACAGATCATTAGCATGATAAGAGCTGCCAAAAGAGGGGTTATGGGTATTTTCACTCAACGGCAGCGGTACCAAGATGGTCAATACAGGGGAAAAGGGAGATTCCAGGGCACTAGTGATGGTGTGGACTTTGCAGTGAACATCAATGATGGACAGGTGCTCTCAGTCGAATGCCGCGACATGTATAAATTCCACCTTGCTGCCCGAGGGGTGTTGTCAACAATCAAAGACTTAGGATTGCAAGCCAGAACCGGTAGGAAGAGGCCGGCAAAGAGGTACATAGATCTAAACACTCAGAGGGTCTCAGATCAGAACACTCCGTTCGGTGTGCCCATCACTGTGAATGAGACTTTGACCATGCCTGATTTCACAAATATAGTACTTGATTTCACAGTTGACGACAAGGGGACTATGAGACTAGTGTCAACTGACATCTTGGCTGACAAGAGGAAAATCACTGTCTTCTCTTTTTCAGTTCCTCAGTGGAGATGGACAGATTTAGCATTAGAGGGCGACCAGCCTGAAAATACTGTGATGTCTCACTGGATGTGCTTCAAGACCGCTCCTCCGAAGTTGTTGTCTGATAGAATTGTGCAGTGCAGACAGTGGTGCAGATCGTATGAGATGAAGAAGCAGGGAGACAGACTGAGATCCTGGTTCTGTAGAACGTTGAAAGCGAGATACTACTACAAAAAGTCGATAGGAATGTGGGAGGTGCCGGAGGACGATCCTGAAGAGCGTCAGTTAGCTCACAACGTTGCTGCAGAAATGATAGAAAGCATACTAGATCATGACATTGACGACAACGACGATCCTTTTGCAGATGAGGACCCCAATGAAGAGTTGACAGCTGAAGAACAAGAAATGACAGATGGGTTAACCAAAGAAACCGAGTTCGATGAAAACGACCTGAAGTTCATTGAAGATCTTTCAGGCTATCACAGACGAGAACCAACCGCTGATGAAGAGGGCTTTTCAAGCATTGAGAGCATCCACCCACTGTGGGATGACTTCATCAAATTGTTCGAAGATAAGTTCGTTTACCTAAAACAAGTCTTCCTTGAACCCGGCTCCACAAACACCCGAAATGATCTCAATCCCCTCGCATGGATATTGCTTGCAGAAGACGTCACAAATAAGCCCATCAGGACAACATCAGGCGTCCAGTTAGGGTTGTTCGACAACATAACAGATGAAGACGTTGAAGAGGTCAGGGGAGAGGCACATAGAGCTCAACTCAAGAGAGCTAACGCACTCAAAAAGAGTAAGATGATCAAAGAACATTATCGAAAGGAAAGGTCTAGCAAGGTCCATAAAGACAGGGCTATGGACACTCCAGCACTCCCCGACCCTGACAATGAAGATCTTGGCCCACGTGAAGAACCGCAAGGTTCAGCTGTAGAAGACAATGACGCAAAGCAGGCAGATGTTGCTGATTCTGCTTTCCTCAAGTTCATATCAGAGGGCGCAAAACAGCATGCTGAAGAGATGATCGAGCCCACTGTGCAGACACTGACTGCTCTTCTTTCAACCACAGACTCCAGAATCGCTCTTTTAAGGTGGGGATACAAAAGGAATAAAATACATGCAATCATGGACGACGATCGGTTAACTACAACAGAAAAGGACACTGCATATCACATTTTAGAGCTAGAAAGTTTACAGGTGATCACCACAGACACCGAGGTTGAGCCCGACTACCTGCTTGAGCTGGCGAAGGACTACATAGCTTCGACCACTGTAGACTGAAGCACTTTCTATGCTCGCTTACAAAGTTTTTCTTGAATAAATGTCCCC